GGAAGAAAATACTCAGCGCTCTATTAACGCTTTTCTTCAAAGAACGCAAGTACACCTTAGCCAGAGGGGTCAACCACTGGAAAATGTGTGTACGTTCTCGCCCCAAAGGGAAAAACTTCCAATTTATTTCTAGGCGCAAAAGCGCTATGAAAACCCCCCATCTAAATGCATTGCGAACAAACAGGGAAAACCTAAACCCGCTCCATTAGCGGCTACCGGTGATTATTAACACCGTAGGGTAATTCAATTTATACTTGAGAAAAGTGAACGTCTATGTTTGAATGCTTAGACTAAAGCATCGGGATCCCAATATCCGGCAGCTGAACCAGCAGGCAGGAAAATAGGGGGTGGGCCATTATACATAGCCATTTGGGCATCGTCAGCTGCATTACGAAGCATGTTAACGTCATCAAAAGTGGCAGTACCAGCAAGAGCTACTTCCAACTGATAAAGGGCTGGAACAGCAAAACTATTATCAACAGAAGTAGTCGGAGTAAATGTAGGAGAAAAACCCCAGCTAGTGCCCGCAGCAGTCAGATTAGAAGCAGCCCAAGAGAAAACTCTATTAGTTGCGAAAAAACCAGGAAGTCGCAAGTGAATAACGCCAGTGCCAGATACAGCCGTGCAGGCATTAGAATCACCTTTTTGATCGGGAGTAGCAGTACCAGGCAAATAACCACCCTGCTGCACTAATTGCCGGACTATAAAAGTATTTTTGTTTTTAGAATAAAAGTGTACATCAGTACCACCTTTAAGGTAAGAGTAACAAGCAGACCAAACAGCTCCGTAACTACAAGAAAGTGCTAAGGGGGTACCCACGGAAGGCACCAACAGCGAAGGCGTAGGGCAGTAAAACCAAGGCGGAATGGTATACAAACCATCGTCACCCATATCAACATTATTAGCATGTGGAATGGAAATCAACTGTTTAACAGAGGTGATAGATTCACCCATGGTAAACTGGTTGAGCTTATCAGGAGTCATGCTAACCAACTTGCCAGACTGCACCAAAACGGTGCCGTTAGTGTGCACGGGAAACATAACGCCAGAAGGATTCGCCACCTCGAAGTCAGAAGCCCCCGAAATCTCAACAAGAACCTGCACCGTATTAGAAACCACAGATGGAGCAACCAAAGGGTTAACCACATACAATGCAATAGTGCCAATGGAAGAGGCAAAATTGACGTAAGGGTAAGGTGAAATGTAAGGAACATCAAAGAAGAAAACATTACCATCTTTAAGATCAAAAACTGCCGAATATGCAAAAGGATCAGGACCACTAGTGCCATATACAGCAATCGGCCTAACATCAGCGGTTGTCATCGCAGTAGTTAGAGAAGGAGCGGTGTATGATGGATTAAAAGCCACCATAACTCGTCCAGCATGCATCTTAGTTTTGGCAAAAGTAAACTTAAGCCTATATCCGCCTCTCCATTGTTTAAAACACGAAGAGGTGAACATAAGATGACTAGGTTGCACAGAATTGCCAGTAGTGGGCAAAAAGTTAGGTAGAGGCTTATTAGTTGCAGGCAGAGCGCTAGGCGCTCTAAACCAGAAAGCCAAAGGCGTCATATCAGCGACGTAAAGCAAAGTACCACTAGCGGAAGAAGTGTCATATTGGAAATAACAAACTTGTGCCCAACGGGACAAGATGTAAGCCAAAGACATCTCATCCACATTAGAAGCACCAACAACAGTGCTTATTTGGGTAGTATTACTGGCAGTAGCAGCGAGAACCATGGAAGAAGTAGGAACATCAGTGTTCCATTCTCCTACGTTATCCTGCCGCATAACTCGCATTATTGGGTCTTGAACAGCAGGCTTACCGAAACCAAAATAACGAGCAACCCCAGCAGCTTTACCCAAAGCCCAAGAAGTAGGGCCAGCTACCCATTGGAGATCGGGAATACCTTTACCAATAAAGCGGATAGCCTTACTAGCAGAGGAAAGTGCCGAGCTATAAGGGTAAGCATCATCCTCAAACTCAGCAGTAACAGGTGAAACCTTTTTGCCAGCGTTAAGAGTAACGCTAGTAGTGGCTTGGGGAGTACAACCAAAAAGCTCTATGTCCTCGAGGTGAACATAGAGCTGGTATGTAGGAGCCCCCATACCTGCTACAGCAGGCACAGCCGTCAAATTATTAAGGGCAATCACACCCTGTCCTATAGGATCAGAAGTACGAATCTGGCTAAACTCACCAGGCCACAAATAAGGGGCTTTGAGCTGAACCATAGAATCCGAGGAAAGGTCTAAAACAACATGCGGGACATTAGTCGAAGAACAAGACTCTATGTAACGACGATAACAACCAAAAGAGTTCAAAACTCCATATTGGTATCCTAGGCAAATCAAACCTTGATGAAAAGGCGTGGCAGCAACCTGAAGAGTGTAAACTATAGTTGCACGGATACCATATGCTCCCAAAAGCCTAGCTAAACCAGTCGTCCAAGCAGCACTAATTAGCTGATTGAGACTCAAAGTTTGAGCAACAAAATTAGCACGAGTACCAGTGGGAACATTGCCACTAGCAACGGCAACGGGGCGAGCGAAATAAGACTTAATGTCTTGCAGCTCAGGCTGCTTAACATAGTCTGTGTAAGAGAACTTAGAATCTACGGCTGCGACCGCAGTGCACGCCTCTTGAACAAAAGAGGTAACACCAACGTCTTCAGCGGTAGACGAGATAGCGAGAGAATCTATTTGATCGCATACCTCAACGGATTGTTTAAAATCAACTCCTTGATTATTAGTATTGGTTGAAGCAAGACTATTTCAAAATGCAGCCGTCTTAAGCTAGCATTCAGGACGTTTATTCTCTGGGCAAACGGCCCTGAGTAGTAAAGCTAAAAAGCTACGTTAACTATGAAACACCCTGTCCAGAAATCGACTTACCCAAAACGTCAGGAATTTAGATGTCGAATCTGCGTATATGCGTCTCAATACCAGTCCTCAGTGCGAGAAAGCACAAGGGCCAAGTACGATTTTCGAGTCAGAGGGCGAGCCGTGGATAAACCAAAGCTGTCTCTGAGGACTGTAGCAATATCGCTGGCGTACAAGTCCCAATACGCCTGCGAGTGTAGGGACAACTCCTCAAGTGCGTTCTCAAGCACACTTACAGTAGTCTCCCTCTCAAGTTTCTTGTTCTTGCACCAGTAACTGGTGTAAAGGAAACTGTCCAACTCCAAGGGGCAAAGCCACCTGCAGTTGTCCAGGAAGAACCTACGTTTCAAAAACGTAGCCTTAGAGAGCTCTGTAAACTCACACAGCTCATTTGTCTTATTCCCCCCGGTGTAAACCAAAGAGAATACGTCATACATGACAGTCGAGACGGTAACCTGATTGAAAACGTGCGAAACCTCATCATCTACGTTGACGACATTATCGTCACCGTAAGTGAGGGGTGCCACGTGCTTCCAAAAGGACTGTGCTCGAATGTCACCGGTCAATTGGAAATAACAGCAAATAAGCATGACCAACGAGTACATGCTATTCACGATGGTCGTGAATGGATGACCGCTAGGCAAACTCTTATTCCACTGATATATGTAGCGCTGCGAATCCCCCCTACCACCAACGTGGCGGGAATGGACGAGGTCAAGCCATAGCACCTTACGAACCAACATGTTCTCAGGGCCATCATCGTACCACTGATTAATAACGCCCAAAATGGCGTCATGAACACAGGGCTGCTCACTGGAATCGAAAGACTTGAAGTCGCCATCGAACACACGGCTACCCTTAGATGTCAAATGCTGCGCAACTCGAGGCCAATCTGAGTACGTGCAAATGCCTGGAGCCATGCCACTGGTGACATTTTTCCTCATTATGGCGCTGGAAAAAGCGCCAAAGTACATGCGCCAAGCAACAACATAATCTAGCGGAGCGGAGGAAATGAGTCGAGTGGAAACGCTATCAATTTTAGCCTTGGGGCGAAGCTCGTCTTTTAGGAAATCGACAAAGATGTGACTCAAACGCACACCCTTCTTGGCTTCTTCTATAATGTACGTTACGCGAGTGCGCAGCTCCACGGCCTGTGGGCCAGTCAAGTCGTACTCAGCAGAATCACCAAAGAACTCCCGTTTGCCACCCGTAACGTAATAAACGTACGGGAAACCAGCGGCAGTGTTACGTGGTATGCTGCGAAATTTCTCTTGTGGGATACCAATAATGGCCTCCTCAAAGCTGTACAATTGACGGGAAACGTTATACGTTTCCTGAGCAAAAGGTAAGATGGCGCAATGGGCGGCCTCATGCAAATGCGGATAATCACATATGATAAGCGGTGAGCTATAAGGCTTAACCGCATTTTCCATGGGCCATACACGAACACCATCTCGCTCAACAGAACGCAAGACGGCAGGAAGGCCATCATATACACCGAAGGGCTTATCATGGCCTATCTGGGTGCGGTAATAGCTAGTGACAGGGCACATGAAAGTAGGTTTGTCAAGGACCGCTATAGCCTGAAAACTGCCCATGTTGTCGAACGGTGCCGTGGAACCACACTGATACTGAACACCACGCGTGGTTAGGTCGGCCAAAGACTTATCATTGATAACGCCTAAATGCTCCATAGCTTTCTCGACCATCTGCAAGGTAACTATGTTAGAATAGCCCTTACGGTGGGGACGATCCCCAGCGCAGTGTACGCCGAGAATACAACGCCCTCCAAAGAGCTTGGCATTGTCAAGTGTAAGAACCGCACCGCACTCTCCAGGTACGGTGTCAGCATTATAGCGCAAATAGCGCTTCATGATACGCCCGTCACCAATATACAGCGGCTCACTACTCTTACTCATGAAGACGTGGTCCATAATGCGGTTAGTGCGAACGTTATAATCAACAATAACGCCCTTGCGATCGATTTCGCACACGTTAAGCTGGACAGTAAGTCCGCCAACGAAGCGCAACTCGGATTCTTTAACAAAAGCCGTCAAAAGGCTAGCGTGGGCACGAATACTTTGGAACTTGACAAAGGCAACGTCATTTTCCCTGTCCTCCCAGTGCGCATAAGTCAACAAAGCGCCGACTGTGAGCCGGATGTTGACTTCTGCGCTAGCACAGCGACGCAATATCAAATCGTCGTTGGCAGACATGGTACCATCCACAATACTGTTACGCATAACCTCCAGGTAATGTTGAGGCATCATAGCTAATTCGTGGCAAACGAATAATATCTGCCCGAGTATAAGACCCGAAGTTTTATTGTAAATCTTATACGTATTGGCAAAAGCCTTATCGGCAGCATCAGGCGTACCAGACTGCAAAGCCACAAACGTTTTTGGACGATGTGGCTGTGTAGCTGGCCGATTGCTATGGAGTTTAACGTCTTGTTTCCCACGCAATCCAGCCAAAAGCGTACAAAGGGCAGTTAAAATGGCTGCTACAACCTTGAACGCAAAGAAAGCACCCACTGCAAATATGCCAATAGACAAAAGCCTTTTGACACAGTTGTGATCGTGAATGGCTTCTTCAATCTTATGCCGCAAAGAACACCTAAACTTGGGCATGGTGAACAGCTCAGGTTCCCGTTCGAACGACGAATCGCTGGAAATGGTGTCGCCCTCGCTTATGGTTGAAAGCTCACTCACGCCAGACTGGACCTCAATGCCATTAAACGCGGAGACCATAGCGCCTATGTTTTGTTTAACGACTTCGTGTGTCTCAACGCGCATACGAATAGTGTCACATATTTCACGCATGGCTGCCTCCAATGGAATACGCATCGACGACGTAGAGCCAGTTAAGAAATCGTGTTTTGCCACGCTCCATATGTACCAAGGGTAGCAACCCATGGGATCACCTCCCGGTTGTCGATCACGTATGCACTTATCCCACTCATCACGAAACTTGGAATAATCAAGCTTACCGTTCAGTTGATACTCATCGTTAACGGTGAGTTCATAGCCGAAAAGTATGCGACGAGCAACCGCGGCGGGTTCTTGTATGACAACGCTAGCCTCAGCAGCAAAGCTGCTTAGGTTAGTACTGCCAAAAACCAACTGTGAACCGAAAAAGATCTTGCCTTTAGACGGGATGTCAGCAAAATTGAGCGGCATGCTAAAAGAACCGACCATCTTAATCATGTTATAATAGTCGTTGTCCTTGTCGGTAGCGTTAGCCCTGTTCTGAAAGGCATCATCCATGATCAAGGCCTTCTGTTTATTATAACCCTGCCAATACTCGGTAGTGCCCTTCTGCCACATCTCACTCGCGACGATCTCCGGTGTCGTGGGCGTCTTGACCAGGCCAGAGCCAAGCAAAAGTGCAGTGACAAAAGGAACCGCAAGCACGGTTTTACCAACCCCAGGCTGACCGTACAAAAACGCGGTCACCGGTTCAAAACGAAAGTTATTTCTAGCCGTAATTGAGCCCAAGTAAGGGGCTAAACGGCTACCGATTGCAGCCAAAAGGCTATCCACAAGCCTGCCAGTGTCACTGCCACGATACAGCTCCTTAAGGCCAAAGCCACGGTTAAACACATCTATAGCTTTATCAAGCTCAGCAGGTGTCAGCTCCTTGCCAGTAGTGTCCTCCTTAATGAACTTCTCAGCCTCGCGCGCCCAATCTAAGGCTATGCGGTCGGCGCGAACGAACAGCTGAACATGATCCTTGCCAAAGCGATCACGCACGAAGTTGACGAGTGCTTCAAGAGAGGACATAGTCCACGTGATGAAGGTCTTCCACCCGGAAGCCATCCTATCAATTGAGCCAATACGCTTACAAAACTCCGAAATCTTGGCAGGCGACATCCGGCCTCTGAAAACGGAAAATGTGAAAGCGGTGGCGAGTAAATTACCATAAGGTACAAAGCCAACCTGGGTCTCGATCTTTCCTGTAGGAAAGAATGCGGAAAGTCGAGACCACAAGGCAGAGCCCAGTAGCTTAGGTAAGAAGGCCACGATAGCGCCCGTTGCAAAGGCGTTGTTCCATGATCCCATGAAATACCTGAGAACCAAAACCAAAGGAATGAACCAGAGGTAAGATAAGGACTTCTTGAGCTGCTGGGAAACGTCATCTATAGTTTTAAGCAATGGCGCAAATGAATCAGCAACGCCACTAACTTTATTTATGCATCGCAATCCAACAACCCCCAGCGCGGACAATGCCGCGGTGAGTGCGATGTCTTTGAAGCCTTGAAACTCAATGTCGTGCTGCTGCTCACGCAACTCACGACCTTTCTTGCGCTGCTCAATGCGCTCAGCTTTAGGGACGGATTTACGATCCCGCTCAGCTTGCTTCTTGGCAGCCACGCGCTGCTGCTTGTCACGCTCCTCTCTACGCACCTTATGTGGGGTGCCAGACTGGAGAATGATCTTGCCACGCTGCCGACGCTTATATGCACGCCAGCGGTCAAGCTGCCACCAGTACTCAGATCTGAAGTCAAACTCACGCTTAATCTTCTTTTCAAAGCACGCAGTACTGCAGTGAGACCGACCACTGTTGCGGAAGGCTTTAGTGACTCCTCGCTCGAGCTTTCCCTGCAGGACGTCGTCAAAAATGACTACGTCCCGCTCATCAGGTAGCTCCTCAAAGTGAGTCTCGTCGGCCTGGTGCCGCTCATACTTCTTTAACTTACCCAGGAGAGACCCGAGGAAGGTATAGCTGACGCCGCGGGGCGACAATCCAGCTGGTGCCACAAATGGCTCATCCGGTAAATCATCGACAATGCCAGAATAGGCAGTGCACTCATACACGCCGGTGACAGTCACCTGCTCATATTGCTCGTTCGCACGCTGTTGGGCGGCGATCGGCTCCAGCCGCAACGCGACTGCATTCAAGAGATTTAAAGTAGCAGCCGATGAAGGCCTAATCTTGTACGAACCAATGAGTTCACCAGTACCACTGGCCTCAGAGCGGACATTACCGTACATAGACGCGTACTTGACTGTAACACGAGAAGATCTGAGAAAAGATTTGTTTGTTTTTGCCATAAGTGTTTCCAGCTGAGGGGCGCATGTACAGCGCAGGTATGAGTAGAGGCAATAGGACGTCAGGCACTTCCCCTGACTAAAATCACTGGATATTGCTATCACCAGTGTAGACGCCGTAGCGCGTTAACAAGCGATAGCACAAGAAGTGTTTGGTCAGTGTGCTAAATACAAGTACCAATTACATCACTCCAGATGAAGTAGGTACAAGCAATAACACAGCGCACAAAAACGTGGCCAGTCTTGTATTTGTGGAAAATGAACCAAACAAACAAACAACCTGGTTGAAGTTAGTGCCGAAGCATCAAAATATTAATCAACAGCGGCGATTGTTTGAAAGGTAGAAAAGTGAGACAAAGCGGAAATCCTGAAGTAGTACGTCGAAAGTAAACCGAATCTCAATCCACAAATACAGAACTGGCTCCAATAGCCGAGCAAAACTGTAATGCTCGAAATCATGACTGGTCCCAATGACCGAGTGTAGACAGACACTCAAGATATGTAAATTTATCAGCCCTTACGGGCAAGAAAGCGGCATA